CAACACCTGATGCCAGTTACAGTATGGAGTTGCACTACTTCTATTATCCACAGTCGATTGTTACTGCAGGTACTAGTTGGTTAGGTGATAACTTTGATTCTGTACTGCTATATGGCGCATTATTAGAAGCTTACACCTATATGAAGGGTGAGGCTGATGTAACAGCAACATATCAAAAACGTTACGATGAGGCTTTAGCTTTATTGAAACAACTTGGTGATGGTAAAAATAGAAGAGACGCATACCGCAACGGGCAAGTAAGATACCCAGTAATGTAATTTAGGAGAAGTAAAATGGCAATTTCACAAGCAATGTGCACGAGCTTTAAAGTTCAATTATTGGGCGGCGCACAAAATTTTAATACAGGTACTACAAAGGTTTATAAAATCGCGTTGTATACTTCTGCAGCGACTTTAGGTGCAGCTACTACCGACTACTCATCTACTACAAATGAAGTAGCTAACGGTGGCGGTTACACAACAGGCGGAAACACTCTTGTAGTTTCTCAAGTACCAACCTCATCAGGCACTACAGCGTTTATTGACTTTGCGGATACTACTTGGTCTGCAGCGACTATTACTGCCCGTGGCGCATTGATATATAACAGCACAGACGATACTGCAGTTGCAGCATTGGACTTCGGTTCTGATAAATCATCCACTGCCGGTGACTTTACAATCATATTCCCAACAGCGGACGCAACAAACGCAATCATCCGTATAGCCTAGAATAGGAGTCTCAAATGGCTCTAGTTCTTAAAGACCGGGTTAAAGAAACCTCAGTATCGACTGGTACTGGGGCAATTGCGCTGGATGGCGCTACAGGTGCATATCAAGCATTTAGTACGATTGGTAATGGTAACACAACCTACTACTGCATAGCAGGGCAAACCACTAATGAGTGGGAAGTGGGCATTGGTACATACACCACGGCTACTGATACCTTATCACGTGACACTATCCTTGCCTCGTCTAACAGCAATACAATCGTTACATTCTCTGCCGGTACTAAAGACGTATTCATAACCTACCCATCTGAGAAAGGCGTGTGGGTTGATGCCAGTGGTACCTCTAACTACGCTGCAACAATCGGTACGACACCTGTAAATCTAGGCGCTACAGCAACTACGCTTGCCGGGCTAACATCTGTAACAGTAACACAAGACCCTTCCGTAGCTTTAGACCTAGCAACTAAACAGTACGTAGATGGATTAGTCTCTTCTGGTATTACTTTTCACGACCCAGTTAAATACGAAGTTCCTGATACTACAGGCAACCTAACTGCTACATACAATAACGGTACAGCAGGCGTAGGCGCTACCCTTACTAACGCGGGGACCCAAGTTGCGTTTACTCCAGACGGCATTGTGGCTTCTGTTAACGATAGGATACTTGTATACAACCAAACAAACGCTACTCAAAATGGGGTATACACCGTCACCACGGTAGGTAGTGGCGCTACAAACTGGGTATTAACTCGTGCTACTGACGCAGACTCGTATGGCCTAAAAGACCCTAATGCGTTAGGTAACGGCGACGCTTTCTTTGTAACAAGCGGTAATACTGGGGCAGGTGAAACTTATGTATGCAACACTCCAGGCGTCATTACGTTTGGTACTACTAACATTACGTTTGCTCAAATAACCTCTTCTCAAGTATACAACGCTGGAACAGGATTAACCTTAAGCCCAGCAACAACATTTAATATCGCTAATACCGCAGTTACACCTGCATCATACGGCGCTGCAAGCAAAACACTAACTGCTACAGTCAATGCACAGGGGCAGTTAACAGCCTTAGCCGACACTAATATCGCTATTTCAATGAGCCAAGTAACAAGCGGGGTACTAGGTGCAACCCAAGGTGGTACAGGCCAAAGCTCCTATTCAATTGGTGACATCCTTTATGCGGACACTACGACTTCACTAGCTAGATTGGCTGACGTTGCTGTAGGTAATGCTCTAATATCAGGGGGGCTAAACGCAGCTCCAGCTTGGGGTAAAATAGCCCTTGCTTCTGCGGTGTCAGGTACACTACCTGTTGCTAATGGTGGTACAGGCGTAACTACTTCAACAGGTACAGGCGATGTGGTGTTGTCTAATAGTCCAACACTTGTAACCCCAGCTTTAGGAACCCCGGCAAGCGGCAACTTAGCTAACTGCACGTTCCCAACACTTAACCAAAATACAACAGGCACTGCATCAAACGTAACAGGTACAGTAGCGGTTCTTAATGGTGGTACAGCCTCAACAACCGCTCAAGGTGCGATGAACACACTAGCTGGAGCAACAACTTCCGGCTCCTACCTACGCGGTAACGGCACAAACGTAGTAATGGCATCAATCGTAGCGGGCGATGTTCCTACCTTAAACCAAAACACGACAGGCAGTTCAGGTTCTTGCACAGGCAATGCGGCAACGGCTACAACAGCAGCATCATGTTCAGGCAACGCGGCAACGGCTACTAATTCCCAAACACAAGTGTTTTATACACAGCCAAATGCAACATGGGGTGCAAGGGTTCAATTAGGCGGGAATGGTAGTGGTTCAGGTGTTGCAACAACTTGCACAGTTCAAGCAACAGATGGAAATATACATATTGATAATGGTCTTGGTAAAGGAATGTATTTAAATTATTACCAAAACGGAATTATATATTTAAACGGAACAACCTACCAAATTAGTGCTAATGGAAGTCAATATAACGGCAATGCGGCAACGGCTACAACGGCTACAACGGCTTCTGCATTATCTTCAGCTACGTGGCAACGTATTACAGGTAATGGTGTTGATTTTGGTTCTTACGGGTCAATTGGTGTATCAGGAACAACTACAGGTTATGCTGGTATTTCCTTTTCAGGAGTATCTGGCACGTTAATGATGCAAGCCGCTGCTTCTGGAATTTATTATAACAATAGTACTTGGCGAGTATATTGGGATGGTTCTGGAAACCAGATTAATACTGGAAACGTAACAGCGTATTCTTCCGATGAACGTTTAAAATACAATGTTGCTAACATACCTAACGCTTTAGATAAAGTTAAAGCTATTAATGGTGTTACATATGATTGGGATTTAGAAGAATGTAACAAATGGGATTTTTACCCGCCTAAGTCTGACGTAGGCGTATTAGCACAGCAAATTCAAAAAGTCTGCCCTGAAGCGGTAGCTTTTGCCCCATTTGATAGAGACCCGTTAGATGGAGGTAAAAGCAAGTCTGGTAAAGAATACCTCACAGTGCAATACGAAAAATTAGTACCCTTATTGATAGAAGCTATTAAAGAATTAAAAGCGGAAGTAGATGAGCTAAAGAAGGCTAAATAATGTTTGGATTTAGCGCCTTTGCAGAAGCACCCTTTGCCGATGTAGGTGGGGCAACCTCTAGTATAGTCTTTGCTTCAGGCTTGCAAGGCACAACAGCACTAGGCACGGTTACTACAGTAGCAAAAGCAAACGTATACCCAACAGGGCTATACGCGGTAGGTGAACTAGGTAATATCACTGTATACCCAATAGTAAACGTATTCCCAACAGGACTGCAGGCAACAGGATATGTAGGCAGTGTAACAACAGCAGCAGCTGCAAATACCTCAGTAACAGGGCTAGCAGCAACGGGATATGTAGGCAGTGTAACTATAACTGCGGCGGGCAATGTATATGCTACTGGGGTTTATGGTGAAGGCTTTGTAGGTGATGTAAGTGTTACGGGTATAGCAAACGTAACGACTACGGGTGTATTTGGCACAGGTCAAGTAGGGGATGTAACGTTCTCTCTAGGCGCTACGGTATTTCCTACAGGAAACTTTGCGACTGGGTTTGTTGGCGATGTTACGGTTACGGCCAAAGCTACGGTAAATGCAACAGGGGTAGTTGGTACAGGGTTTGTCGGTACTGTCTCGATGACAGGCACTGCTAATATATTCCCAACCGGTGTATTTGGTACCGGACAATTAGGTAGTGTAGCTGTATATCCAACAACCAATGTATTCGCAACGGGTGTACTAGGTACAGGTGTACTAGGCAATGAAACCGTATACGTAGTAACTAACGTCCAAGTAACAGGCGTAGAAGGTGTTGGGGCTATTGGATTTGTGTTAGTATGGGGGCAGATTAACGATGCACAGAACCCTAATTGGGCTGTAATAGATGATAGTCAAGGAAGTACTTGGGTTGCAATTAATGATACACAATCACCAAACTGGACAGGGATACCATAATGACAAATACTATACCTAATCAAGAAGATGCGGTAAAATGCGATAGCAAAGAAACACAAGCAAATGAGGCTCCACAAGTAGAATCACAAAGCGTTACGATAACGGTTACGGGGTTTTCCTTATTTGCAACAACCCTAAATAAAGAGTAATCATAATGGCTGAAGCAGAAGTAGAATTAACGCCCGAAGAAGAAGCCCGAATTAAGTGGGAGCAGTTACTGCGAGGTAAATCCACAGTTGCCGTTGAGCCTGAGCCTGTTGAAGAAAGTGCTGAAGTAGTAGAAGAAGCAGTAAAAGAGCCTTTAGTAATAGACAATGGACGCGAAGCTGTACTAGCACGGCTATATAAAAGTATGGTAGCAGCGTAAAGGATTAAATAATGGCAAGTACCTATTCACCACTTAAGATTGAACTAATCACCACCGGCGAACAGTCAGGTACGTGGGGGTCAACTACAAACGTCAATCTAGGCACTGCTATTGAAGAAGCAATTACGGGTTCTGCAAATGTAACTTTTGCTAGTGCCAATGTAACTATAGCCCTGACAAACACAAACGGAACGCAAACCGCTCGCAACCTACGTTTAAGACTAACGGGTACAACTGCTGGGGCAAGAGAGTTAATCGTACCTGCCATTGAGAAACAGTACTTAATACAGAATGACACGGCTGACACAATAACAGTTAAAAACTCTACCGGTACAGGCGTTGCCGTACCTACAACTATGAGTGCTGTTGTGTTTAACGACGGTGTAAACGTATCTTGTGCAAGCATATACTCAACGTCATTAGTAACACCGGTATTAGTGGCTACTGACGCAGCGTTTGTTAACCCGTTAGCAGTTACATCAGGTGGTACAGGCGTTACAACTGTTACAGGTACGGGTTCAGTAGTTAGGGCGTCAAGTCCAGTATTAACAACCCCTGCATTAGGCATACCATCAGCGGTAGTTCTCACCAATGCAACTGGATTACCATTGACTACGGGCGTTACAGGTGTTCTTCCAGTCGCTAATGGCGGAACAGGGTCTACTTCGGCTTCTACCGGAACTGGCGGCGTAGTATTAGCAAATGCTCCAACTTTAGTATCACCTATTTTAGGCACCCCTACATCAGGCACATTGACTAACTGTACCGGTCTTCCAATGACTACAGGCGTTACTGGAACACTTCCGGTCGCTAACGGTGGTACAGGCGTAACCACAAGCACTGGCTCTGGGGCTAACGTACTATCAAACAGCCCAACATTAGTATCACCAGCGCTAGGAACACCTTCTGCTTTAGTAGGTACAAACATAACAGGCACTGCTGCGGGTCTGTCAATCGGCGGCAATGCTGCAACAGCTACAAGTGCCGCAAATGCATTAGGGGTAGGTCAAACGTGGCAAGATGTAACCGCAAGTAGAGCAGCATCGACTACTTATACTAATAGTACAGGTCGACCTATTTTCATCTCAGTTAGGATGGAACAAGATGATGGAACACTTAACTTAACGGTAGATGGCCTTATGATTGGAAGAACTGGGTATACAGCAGGTCCAGTTAACTACACTTTAACTGCAATTGTTCCAGCAGGGTCCACTTACCTGGTTACTACAACTGGCGGCACTTTATTCTGGTATGAGTTACGTTAAGTAAAGGATTAAACAATGGCAAGTACCTATTCACCACTTAAGATTGAACTGATTGCTACAGGTGAGCAATCGGCTGTATGGGGCGCGACCACAAACACCAACCTAGGGACGGCTATTGAAGAGGCTATTACGGGTTCAGCAGATGTAACTTTTGCTAGTGCCAATGTAACTTTAACGCTTACTAATACCAACGGGTCGCAAACTGCTCGTAATCTACGTTTAAGGTTAACAGGTACAACAGCAGGCGCTAGAAACTTAATCGTACCAGCTATCGAAAAACAATATTTAATCCAGAACGATACCGCCGATATTATTACGGTTAAGAACGCTACGGGTACAGGGGTTGCAATCCCATCTACATTATCAGCGCTTGTATATAACGATGGGGTAAACGTAACGAGTGCAGGTATATATTCAACGTCGGTTGTTACTCCAATACTAGCTGCTACAGACGTAGTTATTTTAAATGCTCTTCCAGTTACTTCTGGGGGTACAGGTGTTACAACAGCAACGGGTACAGGTGCAGTAGTTAGAGCAAGCAGTCCTACATTAACAACCCCGCTTTTAGGTACTCCTACATCAGGTACGCTAACTAACTGTACGGGCTACACATACGCTAACTTGGCTGGAACTGTTCCAACGTGGAACCAAAATACAAGTGGTAACGCGGCAACTGCCACTAACGCCACTAACGCTACGAACGCCACACAGATTACTAACGCAGGTGGGTGGAACATAACCCCTAGTGGCACAAAGCTATATTTCAGTTATAATGGCACGAATGTAGCCTCGTTAGATTCATCAGGTAACTTCATAGCGTTACTCGATGTTACAGCATATGGGACAGTATAATTATGACGCTTCCAGTATCAGGTGCAATATCATTTAACGCTATTAACGTAGAGCTAGGCGTTGCTGGCACTACTACAGCAAACATTAACCAAGCGTCATATAGGACATTAGCAGGTGTACCAAGCGGTACTATTTCATTAAGTAATTTCTACGGAAAATCCAACACTATTCCATTTGGTTGTGCAACATATACAACCGCAGGCACATACTCATTTGTTGTTCCAACTGGCGCATCAAAAATATGCGTTGTTTGTGTTGGCGGCGGTGGTGGTGGATATTCTGCATCTACTGCATGTAACGCATTGGGTGGAGGTGGCGGTGGGTTAAGTTATACTAATTGTATTCCAACAACTCCAGGCGAAACATTAACTGTTATAGTTGGCGCGGCAGGTCCCGCTGGAGCAAGTGGCACAGCTGGGTCATCATCAATAGCTAGGGGTGGAACAACATTAGTTTTAGCACAAGGTGGTGTCGGTTCGAGTACGCTAACTGTTGGTGCTGCAAATCCTGGTGGGCAGGCAGGTTCAGGTGTTGGAGCTGTTAGAAATAGTGGTGGTCCATCAGGGCCTAGAACACCTGGTAGCACTTCTGGATTGGCGTCAGGGGGCGGGGGTGCCGCAGGGTATTCAGGAACTGGCGGCACTGGCGCAGGCTTATCGGCAACTGCTGGGGCAGGTGGTGGTGGTGCTGGTGGTAACTCTAGTGGGCCAGTGGGTAATACGCAAGGAAGAGGCGGAGGAGGGGTTGGATTAGTCGTTGCAGGTGCTAGTGGAGCAACGCCAGGTGCTGGCGGGTCTGGCGGTGCTACTTCAGTTAACAGGCCAGGTGGAGCCGTTGGCGGTGGCTCAGGCGCTCACAATGACTCTTCTGCTGTAGCAGGTACTCCAGGGGGCGTTAGAATTATTTATGGCGGCGTTGGTAAAACATACCCAAATAATTCAGCTCCATAAAGTATAAAAAGGAAATAAAAATGGACCAACAATTAGTAATTAAGTTAACTTCAGGCGATGGAAAAGGAACTCCAGTAGGACTGGTAGAAAGTCCTCCAATGCTTTATACAAATTTAAAAGCGTTATACCCAACTGTATCATTTTCTGAAACTGCAACACCATCAGAAACTGAGCCATATTGGTACGGTGTATTTGAGTGGAACTTTGAGCCAATGGTAGAGGACGTTCCGCATACAAAAAATGTAAAAGCGCTTGGACTTATTAAAAATAGCCAAGGAATTTGGCGACCTGAGTTTGAATTGGTTGATGCAACAGAAGAAGAAATTAATGTGCGTATTTTAGAAAGAGCAAAGCAAGTTCGCCAAATAAGAAATCAATTGCTAAAATTAAGTGATTGGGTTGAATTGCCAATTGCTAATATTACTGCTGAAGTTAAACAGAAGTACGATTTTTATCGTCAAGAGCTTAGAGATTTACCTGCTAAAGAAGGCTTTCCATTTGAAGTTACAATGCCAGTTCGACCTGACGACGAAGAATAATTATGCTTAATGTTACCTATTGGGGGTATCAATCATTAATATCTAGTGATATGTGTAATTTACTTATAAAAGAAACAGACTGGGATTCTGCTAATCAAGGAAAAGTACATAAAACGCCTGAAGGAGAAGTAGACCTTGTTATAAGAAAAACAGATGTTGTATGGCTTCCGACTATGTCAGTTGCAGAGAGTATATTACGTAGCGCTATAACTTTAGCTAATGTACAAGCTAGATGGAATTACCGTTTAA